TACACAGCCCGAAGATGTTAACGGACAAGCATCAAAGCGTCGATGCTTCAGATTATAGTTAGTAATTCAGGGCGACAGCGCCCAATAACATCGACCCAGGACGGTCTAAAGGAGGCCATATATGGCAAAGGCAATCATCGGATTGAACAACGCCATGGCCGTCAAGAGGTATTCAGGCAATCTTGCGGTCGATGTAGGGCGTAAAGGGTATTGGACCCGAAAGTTCATGGGGAAAGGGGAAGTCCCCACCAGACCGCTGTGGCAGCTTACCGATCTGGAAACGGACGCAGGAGAGGTCATTTATTATGATCTTTCGATGCAGTTGAATATGCAGCCGGTTAACCTTAGCCGCCTTGCCGCGTAAGTGGCATTGAAAAGTGGGTGAAATGCTGGAAACTCCTAAAGAGATGAGCACCACAACGGAACTGGAAACGGTAAACGTGAAGGTTGAAAAAGCTCATTTATGCGATTGCTACATGACGTTAGATCGTGGTATAATAAACTGCATCACGGTTACTAATGATCTGAGGCGGTCAAAATGGACAATCAGCAACCAAGCCTGTACAAGTGCAAAGTTTGCGGACACGAAAAGCCCATTACAGAATTTCATATCTATGCCTGTAAAACCAGGAAGACAAGGGTTACAGACGTTTGCATCCCCTGTCATAAAGACCGTTTGTACAAGTGGTATCTTGAACGGCAAAGGAATCTGTCTGACGAACAGAGGCAGACGCGCAATGAATACTCTCGGGAATACCGAAAGAGAGACCCGGAACGGACAAAAACAAAGGCCAAGTGCTTTCACGCAAAGTATCGCGAAAGAGATAGGCTCCTTGTCTATGCCCACTATGGTTCAACGTGTGCGTGTTGCGGAGAGAAAGACAGGCGATTCCTTACCATCGACCACGTTAATAATGACGGTCACGTCGAACGAAAGAAAGGGCTATATACAAACGGTTCGCAATTCTATCGCTGGATTATTCAAAGCAACTTTCCCGACGATTATCAGGTTCTTTGTTACAACTGTAATCTCGGAAAAGCTCGAAACGGCGGTATCTGCCCTCATCAGGACGGCTCAACGACTATCTCTTCGGAGAGTACGGCCAAGCGGCCGGAAGCGCTCACTACCCTATAGCTTCGCAGGGGTAATGATATAGTCTGATCCTCGTGGAAACACGGGGCAGCCCGAAAGGGCGGTTCAAGGAATAGCGACCTTGAGCGAACATAAATGAGAAGGCGATCAGGAGCTTCACGGCAAGGAAGAGAAACTTGAGTTCTTCACGGATGGCGTCTACATCGATCAGATGAGGGGCGGCGCTGACGCGGGCGGCAGAATGACCCGCAAGCGTACCCTGCACGACCTCCGTAAGGTTGCAAAGGCCCGGTCGGTTGACTGGTGGGCGCGTGTGTTTGATGAGGTGATCTTTATGTACCTCTCCGGCTCCCGCGGCACCAACACCGAGTACGTCTTCCCGACGACCTACACGGGGTTTGCCAACAACAGCTTCACTAGTCCGGACAGTTCCCATCTCGTGATGGGCGGCGTGTCCACCGGCCAGGCCGATCTGACCGTGAACGACACCATGAGCACCCTTCCCATCGATAAGGCCGTGGCATATGCGGAAATGATGGGCGGCGGCGGACCGGCTTACTCCGAAGTTCCGCAACTCCAGAAGTGCGAGGTTGACGGCGAGGAAGTCTATCTGTGCATCATGGACGGCTGGCAGAAGTATAACCTTCGCCGGAACACGACCTCCATGGATTGGGCCGACATTCAGAAAGCCCTCGTGACGGCGGTAGGCAAGGAGTCTGCCTTCTTCAAAGGCGGGCTCGGCATGTGGAACGGCGTGGTACTTCATTCCCATCCCAACATCGTGAGGTTCACGAACTACGGCGCAGCTTCCAACGTGGGCGCATCCAGGGCGCTGTTCTGCGGAGTTCAGGCAGGCGTCATCGCCTTCGGATCGCCCGGTGCAGACCTTCGGTTCGGGTGGAATGAGGAAACCCGTGACAACGGAAACAGGGTCATCATATCGACGCACACCATATGGGGCGCCAAGAAAGTGACCTACAACGGCTACGACTTCGGTGTTATGGCAATCGACACCGCAGCCAAGAAGCCTTAAGCGAGGTGATGTATGGCGAATACACTCAAAATAGCTCCCGACCTTTATTCCAACCAGCCCAGGACGGCTATCCCTGGGGCGAGACATGATTTCAGAAAGATCGCCCTTTTGACGACCGACGAGATCACCACACAGATCATCGCCCTTGGCATCATTCCGGCGGGGCACAGGCTGAATGGCGTGATAGTCGAGTGCGACCAGCTTGATACACTGACCACGATGACGCTGACCGTGGGTATACTCAACGCCTATTACGACACGCCCACTACCTATGGAGCGTACAACTCCGGCGGTGTGGCGGACGTGACGGCAACCCCCGTGCTCGTGGCGGGGCAGAATGTCCTGACGGCCAGTACCATCGGGCAGACGGGCGGGCGGGCATCGGCAGCAACTCTGGCGTTTACCAGCGCTATCGGCGTGGATAATGCCAAGGACCGTATTGTCGGTATCCAGTTTTCAGCGGCAGGCAGCGGCGTCAAGGCAGGAAATCTCTACCTTGGCCTCACTATAGACGAGGATTAAACAAACAAAATTGAGCGGGCGGGGGGATAGTGCTCACTCCTCCTTCCCCTCCGCCCGTATCATCTACACCGTAAAGGAGAACTGAGACTATGGAAATTGAATGTCTGGTAAGAAGGGAAGGCAAGACGGTAATGAACATTGACAAGACGAAGTATGTCTTCATGCCACTTCGTGCGGAAGCAGACCGGCACGGCATGAGTACATCCGTCGCGGAGATAGACAACGATGAGCACGTCAAGTACCTGCTCACCCAATCAAACTTCATACCGTATGACCCGAAGAACCGGCCCGAGAATTCGGACAAAGAAAACCCCATCCTCGGCTACAAGTACCAGAAGCATGGCGACGGCTACATTGTGGTGGCTCCGAAGAACAAGAGGCCCGTGGAGAGGTTCGCCGGGGCAAACGGATGGACCGACTCGCCGACCGGGATAGTACCTTTCCCCTCGGAGATGCAGGCCGACGAATGGCTCAGGGAAGAAGTGAAAATGGAAGGCGGGGACGACCCGGACGAAGAAGAAACGGCACCCGTCAATAAGGGCGGCAGGCCGAAGAAAACGGCACAGGGGTAAACTAATGCCATACGGGACAGACCCATGGGGACAGACCGGTTACGGATCGGGCTACACAATGGCCGACCTGATAACTGATATTCTCCCCCGCGTATCGAAGATAGAGAAGCCAAACGGGATCACTGTATTCCATGCGGCCAACTCCGTTCTGTCTGTCCTGTGGAAACGGTTACTCGAAAGGAAGTCGGACTTCATTGTCTCGGGCGAGTTCACCGCGGCGAATCCTCTTCTGATACCTGCCTATGGCAACAAGGTGGTTATGCCCGATGACTTCATCTCCTGGGCAGAGCGCCCCCGCGTGGAGGAACTCGTCACCGATTGGATGGTAGGGACCGTTACGTCATATGACCCGGCCACGGGTATACTTGTGGTCTCCATTACCGGGACCAACGGGATACAAACCCTTTCAGCGTGGAACATCGCTGTACCGGGATATTCTCCGAATGAGAACCACAACATAGGCACTTCGACGGATACGCTCACTGTGGCACCGGGGACACAGACCCTTACCACACAGAAGGGGCTTGACATTACGGCAGGGCAGCCCATTACCTTATCAGCAACCGAAGTTCCCGTAACCGTATCGACACGCCGATATCATCTTGACCCGACCTACCTGGGGGAAGACGAGGAACATGAGGACTTCGATTGGTGGAACTGGTACGGACAGTATTACTATGACTGGTGTATCAGACCCCGGACGTTCAAGGTCGTGGGCCGCACAATGTATATCAGGCCGAAGCCGAGTCTTGATGTGCAGATCATGGGCCGGTACAAGCAGAAGCCGGGAGAGTTCAGCCAGGCAGGGGACGCCATACCTTACGGGGATTTCTTCAACTCCCTGTTCCGTGAAGGGTGCGTTTACATTATCACCAAGGGTATCGCTATGCCCGACACGGACCCGATGTTCAAGGCTTTTGCCTACCGAGAGATCGACGTGATTATCAACGATAGAATACGCATGATACCGAAGAGGGGGCGAACGAAGCGCTCCAACTTCATGTGAGGCCGGAATGACACCGATACTTGATGGCGGCACTCCTTGGGGCTTTCCTGCACCTTCACCTGGGACCGGGACTACTCAGGCTATTCTTTCCCTGGTGAGTAGGCAGCTTCAGGACTTGACGGGTAAAACGTGGGACCAGACTACCGTTCTCATTCCGTACATGAACCTTGCTATCGGGGCAATCATCAACGAGAAGCCGGAAGCCCTGCCCTCGACCGGTAATATATCTCTCGTGGCCGGCGCAATCCAGACACTCGTCGCAGGCTCGTTTTTTATGATCGACGTGGTATGTAACATGGGTGCAGACGGAAACACGCAGGGGAAGGCCGTTACCTCCATCAAGAAAGAGCATATGGACAGCCTCTACCCTGGATGGCTTAACCATCCCGCCGATAGCGAAGTGACATTTGTTATCGAGGACGACCGCGACCCGAAGACCTTTTATATCTTCCCGCCGCAGCCGGATCCGCCGACTCAAAAACTCCGGGTGATCGCGGCAACAACCCCGGGTTTGATTACCGCCGTCACTGATCCTTTCCCGCTTGATGACTCTTATCAGGAAGCAACCCTGGACTACATCATCTACCGGGCGCTGAAGGAAGAGACTACGATACCCAACGCGCAAACGAAAGCAGATTCATTTTTCTCGAAGTTCATGGCGGACTTGGGACTCAAAACACAGGCGGAAAAGAAATCATATTCTGAAGGAGAATAGGCTTGCTCCTTTCTATAGACAAATTCGGCGGAACGATACCGAGAGTAAAGGACAAGGCCCTCCTGCCCGCAGGCAAGGCCCAGGCCGCCGTCAACTGTCGTTTTGATGAAGGCGGGATTATTCCCCTTCAGGAAGACGAGACCATCCAGGCCGCAACGAGAAACGGGACCATCCTTTCACTGTTCACTTATTACGATGCAGGGCAAAAGGAGTTTTTCGCATGGCCTTCAGACGTGAACGCCGTTATCGCGCCCCTGGTAGGTGACTCTTTCAAGAGAGTCTTCTATACCGAAGAGGGAACGCTTAAAGTGACGGACAAAAACCTTTACAAGCAGGGCGGCACGGCCTATCCGATGGCATGGATGAACCCCTGCCCCCCGGCTCCGGCTGGCATCCCCATAGCGGCAAAGG